TTCTTTTTACTGGAACAAGCCGGATTAGGAATTTTTTATGAAAACTTTAATACTATGTTTAAACCTCGTAATCCGAGGTATAACACAGTTGATAATACAGTATTAACCTCTTATAATTTATATAATGCTACTTCTAGACCTACTAATGCTTTTAACAGCGTTAATTTCGCTGCAATACCTAAGGGAAGGGATTATAGATCCTGCTTTAGGCCGAAAGGAGACTATTTTGTTGAGTTGGATTTTGACGGTTACCACTTGCGTTTACTTTGTGATCAGATTGATTACAAGCTTACAAGTGACTCAGCTCACGAACAGTTAGCCAAAACATATTTTGAAAAAGATACCATAACAGATGAAGAATACAATCAAGCCAAGCAAATTAACTTTCACGCAATTTATGGAAAAATACCAGAGAGATGGGCTTTCCTTGAAATCTTTACGAAGATTAATGACTATATCAAGAATTTGTGGAAAGGATACGAAAATGACGGAAAGGTCCTGGCGCCTATTAGTGGAAAACCATTTACAAGAGAATTAAAAGACATGAATCCACAAAAATTAATGAATTATATCATGCAATCGCTTGAAACTTCAAGAAATATTCTTATATTAAAAGAAGTACTAAGATACTTAAAAGATAAAAAAACAAAGTTAGTCTTATACACATACGATGCATTGTTATTTGACTTTTTTAAAGAGGACGGAAAAGAAACATTAGAAGAACTAAAGGAGATACTGGAATCAGGAGGAAAATATCCAATTAAATTTAAATATTCCAAAGACCTTAGTTTATAAAACAAAAACATATTTATAAATGATAGAACAACAAGTTATAGCGGCGTTCGATTACGACATTGAACCGTTAGATTTATACGACGATATGAGCAATAAACTTTTCTGTACTTTCGCTACCGAAGAGACTTTAGAAGGAGTCTTAGAGGAGATCCAAGAAAGGTATAAAATAATCTACAACAAAATTTTCGTACTATATTCAAAATCTCAGGATGAATACATATGTACTTATAATGTTGACTTTGGAAACGTAGGAACGTTTTTAGAGAATACTATTCTTGTTCATAGAAAGAAAGAATCTAATACTTTATATACGATCAACGCATTAAACACTTTAATTAAGGAACTTAACGAAGGTGTATTAGATACAAATTACCGCATCAACTGGACAGATTATAGAAATTGTATTCTACTAACTAAAGGTCCGGAACTCAAAAGAGTAAACACAAAACTTTATAAGATTATAGAGTTGGAGAACTAAAAAAAAGTTCTTATATTATTAATAATAGTTATAAATTAAAATTAGTTATATGGATTTGAACGCTATCCGCGCAAAACTTGACGCGTTAAACAACACCGGTCAGCAGAGAGAAAGAACTGACTATTCCGAAACATTTTGGAAACCACAACTGGGCAAGCAAACAGTAAGGATTGTACCTTCTGTATTTGACCCTGCATTCCCTTTTAAGGAATTGAAATTTCACTACGGTATTGGTAAATACCCGATGGTTGCATTATCGAACTTTGGTAAGCAAGACCCAATCGAAGAGTTTGTAAAAGAACTTAAGAAAACTTCAGATAAGGATAACTGGTCATTAGCAGGTAAAATATCACCTAAGACTAGAATCTTTGCTCCTGTAGTAGTTAGAGGAGAAGAAGATAAAGGAGTTAGATTATGGGGATTTGGTATAACAATCTACAAAGCATTATTAGCATTAGCTGAAGATGAAGATGTAGGTGACTTTACTGACGTTATAAATGGTTGGGATTTAGTAGTAGAACAAAGAGAAGGTAACCCTTATCCTGAAACTACTGTTAGAATCAAGCCTAAACAAACAGCTTTATCAGATAACAACGATCAAGTAGATACTTGGTTAAAGACACAACCTAATCCGGTTGAAGTATTTACACAATACGATTACGATTTTATTAAGAAACAACTTCAAAACTATCTTAACCCAGGATCAGCTGAGGAGAATACTCCACAAGCAGGTGCTGAAAAAGATACGCCAGAAAGCTCTAGTTCTCAAAAAACTGACTTTACTTTAGAAACAGCTACTGCTGGCAATAAAGATACAGTAAGTAAATTTGATGATCTATTCAACGAGTAAAAATGGCAAAAAAGAAAGAAGTAATTAAAAAAGCGACTGCTGCAGTTCAGAAGTCGTTTAATTTATCGAACTTTAAAAAGAAGAAAGGTTATTCTAACGCTTCTATTAAATTTAAGGAGCAAGGTTGGATTCCATTATCCAAAGCCTTTCAAGATATTACATCCTTACCTGGTATTCCTACCGGGCACATCACTCTATTGCGTGGACATAGTGATACGGGCAAGACAACTGCCCTTATTGAAGCAGCGGTAAGTGCTCAAAAAATGGGCATTTTACCGGTCTTCATTATCACTGAGATGAAATGGACATGGGAACATGCAAAAGAGATGGGATTAGAAGTAGAAGAGGTATTAGATAGTAACGGTAACGTTGTAGATTATGAAGGACACTTCCTATATTCGGATAGAGGTACTTTAAATACTATAGAAGACGTAGCCGTTTATATAGCTGATCTATTAGACGAACAAGCAAAAGGAAATTTACCTTATGATCTATGTTTTCTATGGGATTCAGTAGGTTCTGTACCTTGTGAACTTTCTGTAAGATCAAATAAAAATAATAACGAGTGGAATGCTGGTGCAATGTCTACACAATTTGGTAATAATCTTAATCAAAAGATCTTATTATCAAGAAAAGAGACTTCACCTTATACAAATACTTTAGTTGCAATTAACAAAGTATGGACTATGAAACCAGAATCACCAATGGGTATGCCAAAACTTCAGAATAAAGGAGGTATGTCTATGTGGTATGATGCTACACTTGTAGTTACTTTTGGTAACATAACTAATCCTGGTACATCTAAGATCAAAGCGATCAAAGACGGTATGCAGGTAGAGTTTGCCAAGAGAACTAACGTACAAGTTGAGAAGAATCATATAGCTGGTGTACAGTCCAGAGGTAGAATTGTTATGACCCAACACGGATTTATAGCCGATGATAAAAGAGCTATAGATAAGTATAAGGATAATCACAAAGAGCACTGGTTGAAACTAGTTGGTAGTTTAGATTTTGATTTGGTTGAGGAAGGAGATTTAGAAGAAGATACAATCACACCAAATCTACTAGACTAGTGGCATATCAAGATATTCTAAAGAATTTAAAGCAGACCCCACCCCGAGCGTTAAATGATCACATCCTGATCATAGATGCGATGAACACTTTAATTAGATCGTTCTCGCTGCTCAAAGCGATGAACCCGACCGGCACCCATGTTGGTGGATTGGTCGGTTTCCTTCGCTCACTGGGGTATGTTACTAGAATATTTGACCCTACAAGAGTTGTAATTATATGGGACGGTAAAGGAGGATCAGGTAATCGTCAGAATATAGATCCAAATTATAAAGCACAACGTGCTTCCGCCCGTATAACTCATTGGGGGTTATATGATACAAGAGAAGAAGAACAAGAAGCACTAATTGGACAGTTGTTTAGAACTAGAGATTATTTAGACTGTCTTCCTGTTCATCAAATAGTTATAGAAAAACTAGAAGCAGATGATATAATGGCATATTTAGCCAAAAGAGCTTCTAAAGCAGGTAAAAAAGTTACAATAGTTTCTTCTGATAAAGATTTTTTACAGTTAATAGATAATAATATAGAAGTCTATGCACCAGTAAAGAAAAAAACTTTTACAAAAGATAACATATTAGAAGAAATAAAAGTATTACCTACAAACTTTAATATAGTCAAATCACTACTTGGTGATAATTCAGATAATCTACCAGGTGTAAAAGGATTAGGTATAAAAACAATAGTAGCTGAGTTTCCTAAACTACTTACAGAAAAAACTGATCTAGATTATGTATATAAAGTAGCTGAAGAGAAGTTAGAAGGTAAAAAGATATTTGCAAAAATATTACATAATTGGGATAGAGTAGAAAAGAATTTTCAAATGATGGATCTACATGATACAGTACTTGACGAAAAAGAAATAGAATATGTAGAAAAAGTTTTACATAGTACAGTACCTGATTTACAGACAGGTGCATTTTTACATCATATGGATCAAGATAAAATAGAAGGTATAACAAAAAATACTGAAGGTTGGTTAGAGAACTTCAGAGGATTAACAACAGTAAAATGATAAAAGGAGTAGTAGCTGGAAACTTT